ATGAGTTATCATGATATGACTATAAAAGATATAGTAGGGAAAATAAGCACTAATGAAGTATATCTACCAGCAATTCAAAGAAGATTTGTATGGGGATATGAGCAAATAGAAAAATTATTTGATTCAATAATGTTGGGTTATCCAATAGGTACATTTTTATTTTGGAAGGTAGAAAAATCTCAAGCTAATGATTATACTTTTTATAAGTTTATTCAAGAATACCATCAACGTGATAATTATTTGAATGAATTAGCACCAAAACCAGAAATGAAAGATTGGATTATTGGAGTATTAGATGGCCAACAGAGATTAAGTTCAATGTATTTAGCATTACAAGGAAGTTATTCATATAAAAAACCTCGGGCAAGATGGGATAATGATGACGCATTTCCGAAAAGATTATTTTATTTTAATTTATTAAGAGATGAATTTGATGAAGATGAAGGCATTACATATGAATTTAAATTTTTAACAGATAGCGAGGCTGAGTACATAGATGAAAAACATTTTTGGATTCCAGTTAAAGAAGCATTAAAATGGAAAGAGGCGACAGATTATATAGCTTATGCAACAAGAAAAAATTATCTTTCAAATAGCATATTTATAAAAAATCTAACTCTTTTATGGCAGAGAATTATTCAAGATAAAATTATAAACTATTTTGAAGTTGAAGCTAAAGAATTGGATAGCATTTTGGATATTTTTACACGTGTTAATAGTGGGGGAACGGTTCTATCCAAAAGTGATTTGTTATTTTCTACAATAGTTGCTAATTGGGAAAAAGCGAGAGAAGAAATAGAAGAATTATTAAAAAATATTAATAATAAGGGAGAAAAGTTCAATTTTGATAATGATTTTATAATGAGACTTTGTTTAGTGCTAACAGATTGCCCTGTTTTATTCAATGTGAAAAATTTCAAGAAAGAGAATATACAAATAATAAGGAATAATTGGGATGGTATTAAGGATGCTATAAAGAGGACAGTAGATTTATTAGTTGAATTTGGGTTTAGTCAAGAAAATCTTACATCACGAAACTCTATAATACCAATTGCGTATCATATTTTCAAAGGTGGCTGTTTAAGTAATGATGATAAGAAGAATTTTAAAATATATTTAATAACAAGTCTTTTAAAGCAAACTTATGGTGGAAAAGGAGATCAAGTATTAGATAGCATTAGAAATGCACTTAGAGAAGAAATTGATGGCAATTATGTCATTAAAAATGAAAATTTCACCATTGACATTTTGATAAATCACAAGTTGCCTGCAGATAAGACTTTGACATTTACAAAAGAAGATATCGAAGAGTTGTTTGAATATAAAAAAAGTCCATATACATTTATGGTTTTATCTATACTTTATCCACATTTAAAACTTGGACAAGTAAAATTCCATCAAGATCATTTACACCCTATAAGTGCGTTTACAAATACAAATTTAAAAAAATCAGGAATAGATATATCTAAATTGAAGAAATGGTACGAAGATAAAGATAAATTGGCTAATTTACAATTGCTTGAGGGAATTGAAAATGAATCTAAAAATAAAACACCTTTAAAAGATTGGATAGAGAATAAAATAGATAATAAACCTTTGTATAAGACTACAAACTATATACCTAATTTGGATTTATCTCTTAATAATTTTGAATTGTTTATAGAGGAAAGAAAAAAGTTGATGATAAATGAATTGGTAAAATTTTTAAGAGTTAAATAAAATGTAACAATAAAATACATACACTAGATGTAAAATAAGCATCTGGTGTTTTATTTTGCCTAAAAATATTTAAAAGGTATCTTTAGGAGATATAATTTACTATAAAAATTTATTGACAGAGCATTTTGAATTATGTTAACATAAATATGTGTTAAATGTAAATTAATACAGAAAATTGAAAGAAAGGGTGTGGATGTTTGGGTAGATTTAGTTTAACAATCGACTTAATCCTACATAGAGAGCAGATTATAAAGTAGTAGAGCCTATAAGTGCTTTTACTAGAATAGTTTAATATAGATAATAATATAATTTTTAAATTTAATATAAAGTATCAGGTTTATTTCAGAATCTGCTTTCTATGTGAGAATAAGTAGATTGTGAGGTGAACTAAAATGAAAAAGAGAATATTTTTAAATAATTTCCGTAATTTTATACGAAGTCCTTAGGGATAAGTCTGCATTTTATTAAAATGGAGGCTCATTAGTATTTACTAATTTCGTATAAGTTATGGAAATTCTTGTTTTATAGAGAATAAATTTATTTAATTGATTTTAATGGAGGATTTAATATTATGAAAAAATTTAGTGTGCCTAAGTCGGTTAGAAAACTAGTGCAAAGTATAGGGAAAAATAAAATTCTTTTCAATCACCCAATGCAAAGGAAACCAGATCAATGGTCAGAAGAACAAAAAAATTTATTGATACACAGTTTGTTGAGTGATTATCCTATTCCGCCACTATATGCAATTAAAAATCAGAGCGAAGATAATGAATATTCTATTCTAGATGGAAAACAACGTCTAACAGTAATATCAAGTTATGTGAATGATGAATGGAGTTTAAGTGATGATATTCCAGAAGTAGTAATCGATGACGTTGAATATAATATTTGTGGTTTAAAGTTTTCAGAATTAAATGAAGATGTAAGAAGAGATTTGGAAGATGCAACATTGCTATTGTATATATTAGAAGAATGTACAGAAGAGGAAATTGAAGAAGTATTCTACAGGTTAAATAATGGAACAGCTTTAACTAAAGATCAAAAGGCAAGAGCTAGGCTAGGAAGTGAATTAGTAGAATTTGTTGACGAGATTCTTGAGTTAGAATTTTTTAAGGAAAAAGCATCTTTTACCAAAGGGCAACTTAGAAGGGCAGAAGATCAGACTTGTGTATTACAAACCTTAATGCTTATAACAGGGCATAAATTCACCAAGTTTGGAAATGATGATCTTTTAAAATTTGTAGAAGCTTATAGCAAAAATTATAGAAAAGAAGAATTAGAATTATGTAAAAATTTATTTACTAAATTGGGCAAAGCATTTAAAGAAAAAAATAAATTGCTGAAAAAAATAAATATACCTATGTTTATAATTGCTCTTAAGACAGCAGAAGATAATGGGATTTCGTTTAATAAATTCACAGAATGGATTAATAATTTTGTGAATACTTATGAGAAACAAGTAGAGTACACTTCTCTTTGTAACAGCAATACAACAAATAGAGAAAAAGTAAATAAAAGATTAGCGATAATGTGTAACAGCTTAATAGAATATACAATGTAGGAGGAAAGTTGAAATTGAATAATGATGTAATAGATATAAATTTATTAAAACCACATCCACTTAATAAGAAGATTTATGGTGAAGAAGATATACAAGAATTAGCAGATAAAATAAGGAAAAGTTCTTTTATCAAGCCTTTAGTTATTTCTCAGGAAAATATAATAATAAGTGGTCATAGAAGACATTCAGCTTGTTTATTATTGCAAATTAAGGAAGTGCCTTATGAAAGAGTACACTTTAATAATATTGATCAAGAGCTTGAAAGATTACTTCTTGAAAATGAGGCTAGAGAGAAAACAACCTATCAGAAAGGACAAGAAGCAAAACTGTGGGAAGAGCTTGAACAGAAAAAGGCAAATATAAGAAGAATTTCAGCACAAAATAATGATATGGCACATTCAGTTAGGGAAAAAAGTCCCACACAGGAAAAAGGAAGAGTTAGAGATATTATAGCGGAAAAAGTTGGAATTGGATCAGGTAAAACATATGAAAAAACTAAATTTGTAGTTAATGAAATTGATAAACTTAAAGAAGCGGGAAATGAAAAAGATGCAGAGTTTTTAGTAAATGTATTAAATACTTCTGTTTCAGGAGCCAAAGATATAATAAAATCAAAATCTTTGGATGGGATTTCTAATGAGTTAAAAGATAAGGTAATTAGTAAAGAAATAAATGTAAAAGAAGCAATGAAAGTAATTAAGAAAAAATCTAAAAATTCTAAAGAGGATACTATAGAGAATGTTAATCACTTAAATTTAAGTGAAACATCATCAAGTAGTAATAATGTTGAGACAAATTTAAGTGTTGATGAATTTCAATCTAGCATTAATAAATTTATACAACAAATAAATATATATGCTGAAGCAGAAGAAACTCTTGAATCTATATATAAGGAAAGTAAAAATGAAGTTTTGGATTCATTAGAAAATTTAGAAAATGCCATAAATAAAATTAAAGATATTATATTATAAGTGAGGTGAAATTTGAATTTGAAAAAGATACAATATGAAGTACTTATGTGTACGTTAAATCAAGTAGAAGAACATGATGGGAATTTACATTTAAATTGGGAAGAAGATAATTTTACTATAACATCTGAAAGTCTTTTAATAAGACAAATTCAAAATATAAGATTTGAGATCGGTGAAAAGATTACTAAAAATAAAGATATTGAAAGAGCACATTTAATAACTATAAAGTCAGGAAAAACAACCAAGAAAGAGAAAGAAGTTCTAGAGAAACTTTTAAAAGAGGGCTTTTATTTAGAGGATGTTCACTACAGTTTAATTAAGCTTTTAGGCGGAAGTCATCATAAACAAGTTAAGCAATTTTATACTTCAGATGTTATATTAGAAAAATTACAGCCTAGAATAGATATGAAAGAAGTATCCCATACAACAAGAGCAAAAAGGCTGACTTCTAATGCATTATTAACTACTGATATATATGCAGTTCCTTATGAAGTTAAAGATTTAGATATATGTATTATTCCAGATAATGAACTTAATTTAGAATTACCTAATATGAATGGAATAGTAAAGTATGACTATAAAGATATGACCGAGGATGAACAAAGAAAATATAGTGAAAAAATAGAACTTGATGCAAGCATTAAAACTATGTTTGAAGAGTATAAAAAATTAACTAAAGGTAACATTGATTATTCTAAATTGAAATTAGCTGAAGGATTCAACACATATAAAACACCTTCGAGATGGCTAAATGAAGATAATAGGCTTGTTATGAGTGAAGAAATATCAGCACAACAATATTACACTAAAAATAAAAGTGGTGAAAAGTTTATTGCTTATACTGAAAATCAAACTATAGTTATAAATGAAGAATTACTAGAAATTGCTGAATGGAGCACTGGATATAAGCTAATAGATGTTGAAAGTATAGCTGTAAATAACTTTGATGGAATGGGATTAGTCTCATGGGAATTTAGTCAGGTATTACAAAATTATCTGCAATCGGATTTAAAAGAGGAAGATAAACATTTAATAACAGGATATCAATTAAGATTACCACAAATCAAAGGTTTTTTCCCAATGGTAAATATAAAAACATATTTTGAGCAAAAAGGTGTATCTGTTATTTATGATATTTTTGGTGAGCCGCATGATACTTCAAAAATAGATATATTAGGTTGTGAGAGCATTTTTAAAGCAAAGCTTGATACAAGTTCAGGAAAGAAGCAATGGATGTGGGATAACATTGATGAATATAAAGAGGCTTTGGTTACAAATAAATATGATTGTATTGGTGTGGCAAATTTTGCTCATGAAATAAGAAATAATGAATATAGGAACATAACATATCAGCTATTGTCATCAATGCTGAAATTATCTCAAAATGAACTGTTAGCTTTGGCTACTCCACAAGGAGAAATGATTGCTAATGCATTAAATATTTATAGAAAAGAAGAAATAGAATGGGAAGATATAAAATATGTACAAGTTTATTTGAATAACATATTAGAAAATAAGGAAAGTGATGATGACAATTATGTTGAAACTGCTATAGAGATGCTCAATTTAAATAAATATATGGTTTTTGATAAGAAATTCACTTCATTTTTATTTAATCATATAAAGCAAGAGTTAGAGCAAATGTGTCTTGGCAGGATTAAATTACATTCAAATTACCTTTATGTTACTGGCGATATATTAGGATTTTTAAAATATGCATCTAAATTTAATACTGAGGAATGTAAAGATAAAGAACATAGAGATAAGCTTGCAATAGAAAAAATTGAAGGAACTTTGAAAGAAAATGAATTTTATATGGCAGGAACAACAGGTGAAAAAATATTAGTAAGGAATCCGCTTATGAAAGAAAGTGAAGTGGAACATGCTACTTTTATAGAAATAAAAGATGAAGATGAAATGTATATAAGGCATCTAAAAAATATTATACAAAGTCCTGTGAACACAACTATATTTCAGAAAATGGGAGGTTTTGATGAAGATGGCGATGAACTGCATTTAATTCATTTAGATTATAATTTGAAATCATCTGATTTGGAATGGATGTTGAATTTTAATTATAACAACAAGATGGAAGAATTAAAGGAGAAGGTACAAGAATATTTCAATTCAAAATATGAAGGTAAGGAAGTTGTAACTTTTGCTGACTTAATAAGAAAAGATTTAAAAGTTCAGGTAAACATTAATGATAAGGTTGGAGAAGAAGGTAGTGAATGGGATATAGAAAACATCTCTGAATTTATTTTATCTTCAAATGATAAAACTGGAACTATTACTGATATTAATACAACTATATTAAATGATTTAAATAGCTTATATAGAAAAGTAAATAGCGGAGAATTATCAAAAGATGATGTTTCAATATATATTAAAGAGTTTTCATTATCAAATAAAATAATGAAGCATAAGCAGGGAGAAATGATTGATGCAAGTAAAACAGGTGCAGAAGTAGAAATTCCCGAAGTTATAAAAAAGAGATTTAATAAGAGACCTTCTTTTTATAAATACAAAGGTAAAGACGAATCAGGTTTAGTAAAAACAAATTCAGCACTTGAAAGATTTTGTAAGAAAATAGAAGGTTTAATTAATTCTATAAAGGTGATTTTGGATGATAAGGTAAGAGACAAAGTTAAAGAATTTAAAGTTACTAATTTGAGCAGTTATATTTTTAATAATGAAATATCTTATAACCAATATGAAGAGTTTATAGAGCCTTTAAAGAAGCTGAAAAAGGAATATGGAAAGAAGAAAAATGGTCTCATTGAAGAAAAAAAGAATATTAATATGTATTCAAAAAATGATAAAGATAAAGAAGCACGAAAAATTTACAGAAAAAAATGGTCTGATTTAATGAAGGAAATTAGAGAAAAAGCGAAAGAAATATGTCCTGTAAATGGACTAAGAGGTAATGCTGTAATTGCAATTACTTATGAAAAGTCAGATGGATATGATTTTGCTTGGGTAGCCGCTTCAGATGTATTTTTAACTAGATTAGAGAACAATCAGACAGAATCTTATTTGGTTTCAAGGTCAGCAGATGGGAATATAGATTATCTTGGTAAAAAGTATAAGTATGAGATAAAGGCTGTAAAGAAAAAAGAAAATTATGAAATTAAATTAGATGGAACTAAATTAGAAGATTATGAATTATCAATATGTGTTTACTCAAAAGATTCTGATGAAAAAATACAGGCTCTTGCTAAATTAAAAAATGAAGAGTTTAATAATCTGAAATTAGTAGAAGAAGATGGTTATATAAAAATAAATATTGATGGGACTAATCTTGGAATAAATCAGAAATGTTATGCAGAGGGAAATCTAAAACAAAGAATAGGACAAACTGTTAAATTAAATGATGTTTTAAAAGTATCTCCTAGAAGTGTAAAAATATCAGTTGATGTTAATTAGGCTATTTAATCATTATTAGGGCAACATGCGTTGCCCCTATAGTGAGGTGGTTGTATCGAAATTGCCTCAATAATAATTTAATGGAGGTAATCGGATGGAAAATACAACTATAGCAACAATAAACTCTATGCCTGTTGCAGGGTATCTTATGATGAAAGGATTTATACTTTTGGATAAAAAGAGAAATTACAATAATCAGGAGAGATGGGTTTATTATTTCAAAGAAAGCTCAGAATTAAGACAGACAATGAGTGAATATAAAAAAGCAAAAGAAATATTAGAAAATAACATATAAATTGGAGGAACACGAATGGAAAAGGTAATTGAACTAAATCATAATGAAGAATTTGATGATAATATGATTAGCGAAAAGGATAAAGTATTTATTAAGGGAATACTAAAAAATGATTTTAAAGATTCTAGTGAGGTTGCATATTATTGCACAGAAAGAATGATAAGTAATGACTATATTGATGCCAAGAGAATATTATTTAAGGTATTTAATAATGATATAATTTTGGAGTTTGTATCAAAGGAAGAAATGGAATATCTTAGAGACATTTATAAATATATAATACAAAAAGAACAACGAAAAGAAGAAATGAAATTGAAAGAGGCGGAAGCTTGGAAGCAAAATCCTGAAAGATTTTTTGAAAAGAAAAAATTTATTCCAACACTATTGGAAAAAGAAGTTGAAGCTGAAAATGATATTATATTTGTAAATGATATTGGATTTCATATTTACAATGGACAATATTGGAAGAAGGTTCATGGTAATGTGATTCAGCATATTATTAAGCAAAAACTAGGTGATAAAGCTATGACAAATTATATTAAAAATGTGACAGAGCTGATAGAAAAAGAGAAGCAAATGGATGGTAGTAAAATTAATCATAACAGAAATAGAATAATATTATTGAATGGTACACTTGACTTATCTGATTGGAAGAATCCAATTTTTTATGATAATAAATTTTATAGAGATGATTATGGAACGATTCAGCTTAATTGTAATTATAATAAACATGCTAAGTCACCGACTTTTGATAAATATTTAGAAACTGTTTTTGAAAGAGATGACGAAAGAATAAATCTTATTGGAGAAATGCTTGGATATTGTTTAGTCCCTTCGAATAAATTTGAAAAAGGTTTTATGCTTTATGGATCAGGTAGTAATGGAAAATCAGTATTGCTTCAAATTATTAATAATTTAATTACAGAAGAAAATATTTCAAATGTAGACTTATCGGATTTAGAAAAATCTTTTTCTAGAAGTATGCTATATAATAAGTTGGTTAATCTTACTGATGAGATGGAAGGAAAAATAAAAGATAGTGGTTTTTATAAAAGAATAGCAAGTGGAAACACTATTGAGGCACAATTTAAATTTAAGGACAGTTTTAACTTTAAGCCTTTTTGCACAATGGTATTTGCAATGAATAACTTTCCACAAATTAATGATAAGACACATGGATTATATAGAAAAATGATATTGATTCCTTTTGATGTAACAATTAAGGAAGAAGATCAAGATAAGGACTTGAGTGAAAAATTAAGAAATGAACTTGATGGTATTCTTCAAATTGCATTAACGGGTTTAAAGCGATTATCAGAACAAAATAGATTTACTTACTCATCAAAAGGTAATTGTATAATGGAAGAGTTCAAAAGAAATAGTAATCCAGTACAAATATTTTTTGATGATATGGTTGCAGAAAATAAAGATGGAGAAGTTAATTCGAAAGAATTATATGCACTTTACATTAAATTTTGCAGTGATGAAGGTATAAAAGACGTCATGAATAACATTAATTTTGGGAAAGAGGTAAAGAAAAAATTTCCGTTAACAGAAAAAAAGAAATTAACAAGAGCTGGAAATAGAGAATATTATTATTTGGGTATTGAATTGTCCTATTAATGTCACATTAAAATAAAATGATAGGACACTGCAAACCCTTTAAAAATAAGTGGTTAAAGCAGTTTTTACTGATTGTCCTATTAGACCTATTAAATTAAATTGGAAAACAAAAAAAGAAATATATAATAGATAAATACATTTCTTAATAGTGTTAATAGGACACTAACCTCAAATATAGAATTTTCAACACTTTCAGCTGTCATATATATACTAGCTACTGGTTCAGTAATAGTACAATATTATTATTAATTAAATAATATCATAAAAAATCATTATACGTCAATGGATTTATTAAAAAATGTGGAATTTATTTTGTTATGTTAATAATTTTGAGCCAAAGCGAAAAAATTATTAATATAAAAAGCCCCACTGGCAAGTGCCAAATTACAACTACATATAAATCAGGAGTGTCTGTAATGGATGCTCCTTTTTTAATAAATTAACAAATTGAAAGGCAGGTAATAGTAAATGAAGAAAAAATTAATTGAAGCATTAGAATGGATGGGAATTTTAATTGGATTACTGGTTATTTACGCTATAGATACTGTATTTTTGAAAACTGAAATATTTTTAGTATGTTGTGTACTTATAGGGAATTCAGTTATATGTGTAAGTATTATGATTATGTGTGAAGAGACATTTAAAGGAATAATTAAATTTACTAAAAAAAGATGGAGGAAAAGTGAAAATGGAATTTAAAAAACTTAAAATAGAACAGCTTAAACATGCTAAATATAATCCAAGAAAGGATTTAAAAGCAGGTGATCCAGAGTTTGAGAAGATTAAAAACAGTATTAACGAATTTGGTTATTGTGAACCTATAATTGTAAATAGTGATTTTACCATAGTAGGAGGGCATCAAAGATCAAAGGTATTAAAAGAACTTGGCTATACAGAAGTAGATTGTGTTGTTATTGATATTGATAAAACTAAGGAGAAAGCTTTAAATATAGCATTAAATAAAATTTCTGGTGAATGGGATTTGGAAGCATTAGCAAAATTACTTGATGATTTAAAAGTTGAAGATTACAATGTTGAACTCACAGGTTTTGATATGAAGGAAGCTGAAAAATTATGGGATGAATATATGAAGGATGAAACTGAACAGGAAGAAGAAACAATTCCAGAAGCACCTGAAGAGCCTGTCATTCAATCAGGCGATATTATTCTACTTGGAAAGCATAGAGTTATTTGTGGTGATTCAACTAAAGCAGAAGATATTGAAAAACTTATGAATGGAAATAAAGCAAAGCTTACAGTTACCGATCCTCCTTATGGAATAGCTTATGTAGGAAAAACAGATGATGCTTTAACTATTGCAAATGATAATTTAAATGATGAAGAATTCTATAGCTTCTTACTTGAAGCTTTTAAAAGAGTTTATGAAGCATCCGATGATGGAGCAAGTATATACATATTTCATGCAGATGCAAAAGGATTGATTTTCAGAAAAGCATTTGTTGATTCAGGATTTAAACATTCTCAATGTTGCATATGGGTAAAGAATACATTTGTTATGGGAAGACAGCCTTACCAATGGCAACATGAACCTGCTTTATTTGGATGGAAGCCAACAGGAGCACATTATTGGAATGGTGACAGAAAACAAAGTACCATATGGAATTTTGATAAGCCAAGAACTAATGATGTACATCCAACGATGAAACCAGTGCCACTAATTGAATATATTATAAAGAATTCAAGCAAGTATGGGGATATAGTTGTGGATACTTTTCTAGGAAGTGGGACAACTTTAATTGCATCAGATAATACAGATAGAATTTGCTATGGTTCAGAACTTGATCCTAAGTATTGCCAAGTTATAGTTGAACGTTGGATTAATTATAAAGATGGAATTAATGGCGATGATGTGATTATTGAAAGAGATGGTAAGCAAATAAAATATTCAGAATTAAAGAGTTAGCAATCAGTGGAAAAATAACTTCTATTGATTGTTTATTTTTATGCCCTCTAATTGTATTGACTTAATGTGCTTATAGAGTGATTAATGTACACAACAAATATATTGGAGGGATTTTATTATGGATAGAAAAGAAATTGTTAAAGTATTAGGTGAACACTTTGGAGTTAAACCAGAGTACATGGGAGTACCAAGCTTTGCATATCAAATCAAAACTGAAGAAGAAACTTATACAATTGATAGAGCAGGAAAAATTACAAATGCAAAAGGCATGGAATTAGAACTTGAGGATATATTGAATCCAATAATTGAAGAAAAAACTAATGAAGTTACTGAAGAACAAACAGAAGAAATTCAAAATGTACCTTTTGAAATAGGAATTACAATGGAAGGTCATACAGGAATTACTTTAAGAAATTTAATAAATATGATTTATAGCAAACAAGAATTAATTCAAAAGTCATTAGGTATTTCAGAAGATATTATAAATGAAGAGTTTGTTAAAGGAATAAATGAAGATGGGATTCATACTTTAGAAGAATTCAAAAAAGAAACTGATAATATTGGAAAGGAAAATTGTAAGGGAATTAAGTTTGATTTTGAGAACAAGAGAATATCATTTAAATTTATAAATGAAGAAGCTGAGACAGAAAAAATAAAAGCATATACTCAATTTATAGAATTGCTAGACCAAAGTGCAAAGGAATTAAAACATGCTTCAGCAAAGGTTAGTATTACTGATAATCCGAAATTTACCTTTAGAGTATTTTTAATAAGGCTCAGTATGGTTGGAGATGAATATAAAACTACAAGAAAAATATTACTTAAAAACTTAGAAGGTAATGCTGCCTTTAGATATGGAAAGCCTGAAAAGAATATTGAAGAATAGAAAGCTATAAAAAACATTGGCTTTGTAAGGGCTTGTGTTGGAATAATTAGTGGAAGGTTGAGTAAATGCTTGACCTTCTTTTTAGTTTGAACACAGGCAAAGGTATAAATGGATAATATGGATATAAATCTCAACTTTACTTTTATATTGGTTCAGAGGTAATGTACTAGCTAACCCAATATTGAAAGGTGGAATTATAAATGAAAACTGAATATTTGATTAAGGAAACTTTGAAAGGCTTAATTGCTACAGCTAAGGAAAAGGTATTTGTACTTGGTGAAGAAGAAGCAAAGGAGGATTTGAAAAAGCTAAGAGAAGTATATGAAGAATTGGTTTTATTCTGGGGCTTAGAAGAAGAGTTGATTGATGAGTTTGATGAAAAGGTTGGAATATTGAAGTAGGAAGAAAGGGGCTCATAAAGCTCCTTTTTAAGTTGTACATTTCCTTTAACTGGTATAAAATTATCAGTGAGAGGAGATGGTCATTTATGTTTTCTATGGAAAAAAGCATTAATGAATTTTTGATTTACAAACCAGTAGATGGTTATAGGAAAGATTTAATCATATTTGGCAAATTTTTAAATGAGGAAAAGAAAATAAATTCAGAAGCATTAGAATATTTTCTTCAAGGATTACGAACTGATGGTTTGATAGAAAGCTTAGATTTTTATATTAGAGAAAGTGATTTAACATCGATAGATACAGCTAGAAGGTACTCTTCATGTATTCGTGAATTTTTTAGGTATATTCTTCATAAAAATATTATTGAAAATAATCAATTGAGTATTCAATTAGGAGCACCATCATATGATGAAAAATCATATACATACAAAATGAATACATATATTTCTAAAGATAAAAGGCTAAAAGAGACAGATGGATTTATAGCAATTAATGAGGAAGATGTAAAATATTTAATTAACGAATGTGAAATAACTTTAAGTTCAGATGAAGTTTTTAATAAAAGTTTTGAAAGCCAAAAATACTATAATAAATTTAGGTCAGCAATTATTTTGAAACTAATATTATTGACAGGTATTAGATATGAAGTTTTAACAGAGATAAAAAAGAAAGATTTAAATTTAAAACATGATTTAATCACAATTAATAATATGACCATGCATTTACCAATGAATTTAAGTGAACAAATATATAAATATGAAAAGATTAATAATACTATTGATAGCAAAAACACAGAAAGAGAAATGTTATTTATAGAATATAAAAAGAATTCGATATCGAGTGTTACTTCAACAACTGCAAGTTTTCTAAAGGGAATACTTGGAAGAGGAGATCTAAATGGAGTAATAAAATATACTATTATTGAAATGATTAAAAAGGGAATTAATGAAAGTATAATAAGGAAATTTACAGGTGTTGGAGATAGAATGTATAATGATTGCCAAGAATATGTTAATAAAATGTACAATATTAAGGCAGATAGATATTTAGATTCCAAAATTAGAAGTATGGAGATATTTGATTTGTTATAAATATTAAAAGTTTTAAAGAGAGAGCTGAATAATAAGGCTCTTTTTTAGTTGGAGGTGAGGTGATATGGGAGCAAGAAGTAAAGAAAATTCAAAGTGGTTAACAAATGTAGAACCAAGGTTATCAGAGATTCGAGACTGGTGTATGCAAGGATTAACAAATGAAGAGATGAGTAAAAGATTAGATATTAACCCAGACACGTGGTACAGATATATGAAAGAACATGAGATTTTACACGAGTTAGTGCAAGCTTCAAAATCTGTCATGGATACAAAAGTTGAAAATGCTCTTTTAAAAACTGCCCTTGGATTTGAATATGAAGAAATCAAAACTATTATTGAAGAAGATAAGAATGGCAAGAAAAGGACAAGGATTGAGAAGACTAAAAAGTATATGCCGCCTAACCCAACCGCTCAAGCTTTTTGGTTGAAGAATCGTAAGCGTGATGAATGGGGAGAGAGGAAGGAAATTATATTTGATACGAAGGCTCAAGAATTAGAAAGGAAGAAACTATTCCTTCAAATGATAAATGATGAAGTAGTTGAAGCTGATTATTCAGTTGCGGATATACCAAATGATGAACCTATAATTGAAGAAGAAATAGAGGAAGGTTTTATTGATGAATTTGAAAATGAGGATTATAATGGTGAGGATAAAAATGAATAAGGTAATTTAAAAGCTGGAGCATAATCAATAAACATTATGTATCCAGTTTTTTTATAGATAAATGCAATTTTACCCTTCAAGAATGGCTTAAAACCGTAAAGAAATATTGAAAAGTGAATGCATAATGCCAGTTATGTATTGAGTTTAATCGCCTTCAGAGGTATGATGTTACCAATGAAAGAAGGTGCTTTAAATGAGTTATATCAACGGTTTTGAGGATTATTTAAAGGCAAAGGATAAAAGTATAAATACAGTTTCTTGCTATATTAGGGATACGAAAGCATTTATCAAATGGTATGAGACTAGAGCAGATGTAGGCATTGAAAGGGTAATTGAACTGGACTTGGTTGAATATAAAAAGCATTTACAAGGTTCTGGTGACGAAGTTATAACAATCAATCGTAAGCTTGCCAGTATAAATTCTTTTTTAAAGTATATGCAACAAGAAGGTATTATAAATGAAGTAATATCGGTTGGAGTTATAAAGGATAAGGATAAAAAGCAGTTCAAAGGCATTGAGGACAGAGAATTATGGAAACTTAGAAATGAAATTCACCGCTCAGGTAATCAAATGCATATATGTATTATAGAAATATTGTTACAAACAGGAATAAGGGTTTCAGAGTTGGTGAATATAAAGCTAAATGATATAAAAATATCTGAAAGAAAAGGTAGTTTGCAAGTAATAGGAAAAGGAAATGCAAAGAGAACTCTTCCTTTAAATAAGGATGCAAGAAAGGCTGTTGAAAAGTATATTGAAGTAAGGCAAGATGATGGTTCAGATTACTTATTTATGGGGCAAAGAGGAGCAATTAAAAGAAATGCAGTTAATCTTATATTAAAAAAGTATGGAGAAAGACTACAAATCAAGGTAACACCGCATATGGCTCGCCATACACTTGGATATAAATTAGTAAGAAAGAACATTCCGATAACAACAATTCAACAAATTTTAGGTCATGAAAATATTGTGACAACGAACCTGTATACCAGAACACCAGAAAAAGATATGGTTGATGCATTGGAAGGATTAGAGTGGTAATATGCCACTCTTTTATTTTCTAATGGTAGGGGTGCTTCTATGTGGGAAAAAATGGGGCTCATCTAATGGTGTGAAAATTTTTTTGACATTTTCTATACAAATAGTTTATTAATGTTAGTATAATTGAAATGTGAAATAATATTATTTTAATTTTTAGGAGTTGGTAAAATGAATAGCTACACAGTAACAGAATTAAAAAACGGCAAATATATTTTATGTAAAATATTAAATGAATACGACAATGAAAAAGATGCAGATACAGATATGGTGAAGGTTGCTACTAAAAAAATTTCTGAAAAAGAATTATTAAAAGAATATAACGAGAAAAAAACTTTCTAAGGCATATATTTTATTAGCAAATTGAGAGGAGGAATTTTATAGAAAAATGAATGAAAACAAATTAATATATGAATATTTACAGAAATACTTTTCACCACAAAAAATAAAGCAACTTGTAGAAGAATTCTCATTTTCAGAACTTAGGAAGTTACTTGGTGAGATGGATATAGAATTTTTTGCTCTCTGTTATTTTCCAAAATACTTTGACCGTAAGTTTGGAAAATTCCACAGGGAGCTTTTTACTGAATTAAAATATATGTTAAACAATAAAGGGTTGATTGAAGCTTTTGGATTGCCGAGAGAGCATGGCAAAAGTACAATCAACTCTTTTTTATTTCCGCTGTATTCTACATTATATAATAAGTCACAGTTTACTTTGATTATTTCAGCTACAGAGCAAATTGCTATTCCTTTTCTTGATATGATTAAAAGTGAACTAGAAGAAAATCAAATGCTTATTGAGGACTTTGGTATTCAGAAAGGAAATAGATGGAACAATAATGAGATTTGGATTAAGACAAGTGGCGGTATTGATTCGTGCATAATGATAAGAGGAATTGATGGTTCTTTAAGAGGGATTCACTATAAGCAGCATAGACCAATGCTTGTACTGTTAGATGATTTATTGAAAGATGATACTGCAAAATCAGAAACTAAAAGGGAACAGGTAAAATCAACTTTTACTGATGTTGTATTACCAATAGGAACAAGAGACACAAATATATTAGTAGTTGGAACTATATTAAATGAAGAAGATTTAATGGCAGATTTATTGAAAGGTAAAATTTCAGGAGTCAGAAGTATTAAAAAATCAGCAGTAATAAGTTTTGCTGAAAGGGATGACCTTTGGAGTGAATGGGAAAAGATATATAATAATTTAGAAGATGAGGATAGAATAAAAACTGCCTTATCTTTTTTTTATGCCCATAAAGAGGAAATGCTAGAAGGTACAGAAATATTATGGGATGAATATTTGGATTATTATTGTTTGATGTGCAAGAAACAAGCTATGGGTGAAAAATCATTCTATAAGGAAATGCAAAATGATCCAAGAAGCACAGATGATTATATTTTCCAAGATATTAAATACTGGAGTAGTTTACCTGAATTTGAGGAAATGGAAATTGTGATGTATATTGATCCAGCAATTAAAGCAGGTAAAAGAAATGATTATTCAGCGATAACTATTTTAGGCAGACATAGGAAAACAAAGCAGATGTATATTATAGATGGTTCTTTGCATAAGGTTCTTCCAGATGATTTATTTAAGATTGTTATTGAGAAATTAAAGATTTATCCAGTTGAAAAGATTGGATTTGAAGCTACACAGGCACAGAGTTATATGAAGCAAAAATTTGAAGAAGAATTATGGAAAGCTAAATTATATGTTCCCGTAGAAGCTATAAACTCAAAAGGACAAAAGCATGAGAGAATTATTACACTTGAGCCTGATGTTAAAAATGGACATATTTTATTTAATTCAGTAAATGTACAATACAATAATCAAGTTAGAGATTATAATAAGAATTGTAAACATGATGATGCACCTGATAGTTTATATGGAGCAGTTCAATTGATTCAGGGGGTTAAGAGTTTGAAGTTTTATGATAGAGGATTGTTGTTTTGATATTGCAGCCCATAGATAATCATAAGCGATTATATATTACTGTTAGCCAGTAAATTGCTAAGGACAGGCTACGATTTTTTATGATATTATGAAGTCAAGATAAGGAGTAGTGAGAATTTATGGAAGAAAAGTACCTAGAAAACATATTGAATAGAGTTGGGAAAGCAACATTTATAAAATATTATTATGAATTTAAAAATTTAAATAAATTAGAAGCTTCTGACAAGACGGTTGTAGAGAAAATTGAAGAGAATTATACTTTGAAATCTAAAATGTCAAGAACATCAAAAGCAAAGAGGATTTTTAGAGAAGAATTAGAAATTAATGCATTAGAGATTATCACTAATTCTCCTAAAGTAGATTTATGCATTATTGAAAAAGCTAAAAAAATATTGTTAGAAGAACAAATTAAAAACAAATAAAATGTATGAAGTGCCTATATCAATTGATATAGGTTATTTTTATATTTAAATTTAAGAAAGGAAGTGGTATTTTGCAAATAAACGAAAGTCTAATATTACAATGTTTAAATGAACTAAATAAAAATTACATATCAAAGAAAATATACAAAGACTATTATGAGGGAAATCATAACATATTAAAGAATTACACAATGCAGGATAGTAGGAGCAATATGAAATTAGTTTTCAATTATCCACGTAAATTTATTGATAATGAGGTTGGGTATTTATTAGGGAAGCCTGTGAATTATATATCTAAGTCTGATGATGAAAATATTCTAAATTCAATTGATTTTAATATTAGTCATTGGGATAAGGAACATAATATAAATTTAAGAAAGCAATCAGAAATTTTTGGTGAGAGCTATGAACTTAATTATATTAATGAAGAAGGAGAATTTTCAGCTACTATATTAAATCCAATAAATTGTTTTGTATTGGAAGATGGAACTACTGAAAGAAATGTTGTTCTTGCTGTACATAAATTTTCAAAGCAATTTGATGATAAAGAGTATCTTGATGTTTATACTGATTTAGAAATACTTCATTATCAAATAGGAACTGTAGAAGAAAATAAAACAAATAATAATTCCACTAAACTAAATTATATAGGAAGTCACAATCATATATTTGAAAGAGTACCTATAACAGTATGTCCTGCAAATTCAGAAAAGAAGAGTGGATTTCAGGACATTATTTCTTTATTTGATGCTTATAATGCTTTGAACTCTGATTTAGTAAATGAAATAGCAGACCATAGAAATGCCTACTTAGTTGTTGAAAATGCAAAATTAGAGGAAGAAGACTTAGGCAATATGAAAAAGATGGGCATTATTCAAGTACCAAATGGAGCAAAAGTTTATTGGCTCACAAAGGATATTAATGATTCCTTTGTTAAGAATGAATTAGATAATATTGAAAGAAAAATATATGATCTTATGGATGAAGTAAACTTTAATGAAAATTGGGCATCGAATACTTCATCATTAGCACTTAGAAATAAATTATTAAATCTTGAAAATAGAGTTTCAATGAGAGAAGCAATTATGGAAAAGGTAATTAGGCAAAGGCTTAAAAACCTTTTTATTTTTTTGTCCAAAAAAGAAGGAAAGATTTATGACTATAGAGATGTAGCTGTTAAGTTTACAAGAAATCTTCCAACAGATTTAACTGGACTTGCTGATGTAATTGTTAAGCTTCAAGGAGTATGTTCTCGAGAAACATTACTTGCATTGTTACCTTTTGTTGAAAATCCAAAACTTGAGCTTAATAAATATAGAAATGAACAAAAGAACATTGATTTAAGTGAATAGTGAGACAAGTAATCAAAATACAATTTAAAATTAAATAAAGCTAAAGATAGAAAGTTGTTTTACAAACATGGTATAATTTACTAAAGTAAAATGGTAATTTGAAAAGGAGGGTTAATTTATGAGTAGAAAATCGGCAAGAATTTTGGGACAGTCATTAGGAATGAACGCTCATGAAGTCAATGAAGCATTAGAGGATTTAGGTTATATCGAAAAAAGCAAGTATGTAACCATGAGTGGTAGTCTCACATGGGATTTAACTGAAGAAGGAAAACAGCATGGAGAACCGTCAAAAAATTCCTATAGCCATGGTGCGATTTGGGATGATGATGTAATAGACGATATTAAGAAATCTAAATGAATAGAAGTATTTTATTTAAATAAGGTGACTCATGTCAACTTTGATTGATAAATTCAAATTTATAAGCTATGTCCTAAGCAAGACATTAAACTGCTTTATTTTTATGCAAAAAATTAATATGCGTCTTTAGTTTTGTGAGTTAAAGGGGCGAGAAGGAGGAAAACATGAACATAGAAGAAGTAAAAAATTTCATTAATGACAACAAGGAAAGCGAGGACGTAAAAACATATCTTCAGGATTTAAATAAAGTTAATGTTGAAGGTATAGAAAAGTATGTAACAGAAGACGAGGAAGGGAAAAAGTGGGTTGATTCAATTAAAGACAAACACTTTAATAAAGCACTTGATACTTGGAAGACTAATAATCTTACAAAGCTTATTGATGATGAGGTTAAAAAGAAATTTCCAAGCAAAGATGAAAAGGATATTGAAGTTGAAAATCTAAAAGTTGAGATTGAAAAAATGAAGCAAGAAAAAATTCATGAAGCTTTAACTAGCAAGGCTATAAAAATTGCGAGTGATAAGAGTCTGCCATTAAATTTGGTGGATTTTTTTATTGCTCAAGATGAAGAAGCTACAGTTAACAATTTAAAAGTTTTAGAAGAAAGCTTCAATAAAGAAGTTCAAAAGGCAGTTGAGAAACGACTTAAAAATGAAGGTTATAATCCGCCAAAGGATACTTCGGGAAACACATTAACTTTAGAAAATATCAAAAATATGTCTCAAGCTGAAATTAATAAGAATTGGGACAAAGTAAAAGAAATATTAAAGAATAAATAATGAAAGGATAAGTGATAAATATGGCAGTAACAAATTTTATACCAACAATATGGAGTGCAAGATTAAATGAGGGGTTCAAAAAAGCATTAGTTTATGGAAACTGTGTTAATACTGATTACGAAGGAGAAATTAAAGGAGCAGGTTCAACAGTTAAAATAAATTCTGTTGGAGCAGTTACAATTGACAACTATGATAAAAGCAAAGGAATAAATAAACCACAAGAACTTGATTCTTCACAAAGCACATTAACTATAGATCAAGCAAAATATTTCAATTTCCAAGTAGATGATATTGATAAGGCTCAAGCTAATGTAGATTTACTTGATGCAGGAATTAAGGAGGCATCTTACGGACTTGCAAATGTAGCAGACCAATACATAGCAAATTTCTATACAGAAGTTAAAGCAGGAAATACAATAGGTGATGATACAACTCCTATTGTTCCAACTATTGCTAATGCATATGACTATTTAATTGATCTTGGAGTAATACTTGATGAAAATAGTGTATCTGAAATAGATAGATTTGTTGTAGTACCATCATGGTTCTATGGATTACTATTGAAAGACCCAAGATTCACAAAGGAGATTGATATCATGAGAACTGGCTTTGTTGGGAATATTGATAATATGGCAGTATATAAATCAAATAATGTTCCTAATACATCAGGAGAAAAATATAAGATAATAGCAGGTCAAAAGTCTGCAATTTCATTTGCTGGACAAGTTGATTCTGTAGAAGCTTATAGACCAGAATCACAATTTAGTGATGCAGTAAAGGGACTTCAAGTTTATGGTGCAAAATGCATCAAGCCTGAAGGAATTGCTGTACTTACTGCAAATAGAAAATAATAAATTTAAGGGTGTCCTTTTGGATGCCCTAATTTATTTTATGGAGGTGTAATAGATGTGGTTCTTAAATAAAGAAACAGGATTAAAGTGGGAAGTACATAATAAAGATTTAATTAAAAGGCTTATAATTCATGAAACTTATGAAGTTATAAAAGAAAGAGATGCAATTGATTATTCTAAAATGGCTTATAAGGAACTGATAGAATTTGCAAAGACAAAAGGAATAAATGCAATTGGATTTAAGAAACATGAAATAGTTGAAAAACTAAACGGATTGGAGGAATAGCTTATGCTTGAACTTATTAAATTATTGATTGGAATAGATAGTTCAGATATATCAAAGGATAGTATTTTAAATCATTATTTGAACAAAGCAAGAAATATTATTTTAGGGTACTGCAATGTGGAATTATTAGATTCAAAATATGATGAAACAATAGCTGATTATGCAGTTTACTTATACAAGAATAAAGATTTAGAAGGAATAGAAAGTAAAACAGAAGGAGAAAAAAGTGTAAATATACAAATAGGAATTCCTGAAAATATTAAAATGGCTTTGCCGCTTCCTAAAATAAAGGTTGGTGGATATTGATGTTTAATGATACAGAAATAAAGATATTATCTAATTCAGATAATACAACAATATTAAAAACTGAATATGCAGATGTACAGCCATTTTCAAAAACTTATACTTTTGAGAACGGCTTTAGTATTTTAACTACAATGAGAGCTTTTTGTGATAAAGAAAGCATTATAAATGAAACAGGTTATGTACTTATTAATAATGATAAGTATAAGGCTATAGATATTAAAACATGGGATACATATAAGGAAGCATTTTTATATAAATGTAAAAAATAATTAGGCAGGTGATAGTTATTGATAGGATTAGAAGACAATATAGATTTTTTTATAAATGAATTTGGTGAAGAGATAGAACATAATGGAATTGCAAAAACTGCAATTATTAAAGATGCAGTAGAAAATATAAATTTCTATGATGAAAAGATAATTATAAGCACATTTCCTATAAGTACAGGAAACATAGTGAAGTATAAAAATGATACATATTTTATAAATAGTGAAGTGGATAAAAATAAGAATACATTTAAGGCAAGATTGAAAAAGAGCAATTACATAATAAATTTAATAGTAAATAATGAAATTAATGAATATCCTGTGTTACTTGAAACATCAGCACAAGGTGTAAATAGCAATAAATATTTTAGTGTTCCAGCTGGTCAGGCACAGGTTATGTTTGAAGATACAGAAGAATTAAGAAAACTAGTTATGGTTTATAATACTAGGTTTATTGCTTCAAAGACTCCATATAAAATAACATCCTATGATCTGTCGATAAATGGATTTATAACAATCATTGGAGAAAAGGATAATACAGTAGTAGAAGATGATTTGACAAATGAAGTCCCTAACAGATGGAGCAATGGAAATTCAAGATATATTATAACCAATATAAATGAAACAGAAAGTTTATCCAAAGGTGGAATATTAAAAATAAGTCCACAAGTTTTAGATAGGGAAAAGAATATTATAATAACTTCAAGTTTTAATTATTCTTCAAATAATACAATAGTTGCAACAGTAAATAGTTTGGGAGAAATTTCAGCAGTTGCTTCAGGAGAAAGTATTATAAAAATAACAGGTTCATCAGCTGTAGGATATTTAGTGGTTGGAGTAGATGTTTTGCCAGTATCTATTGATAATCATATTATAAATATTTCAGGTAGCAGTACTATTGTTTTAAATGGACAACAGGCTTATACAGTAAGTGTAACTAATAATCTGCCAGTAACTTGGACTTTGAAAAGTGTATATTCTGGAGGAACAGCAGGTGGCACAATTGTAAGTCAAACAACTAGTTCATGTGTTGCAAAACGTACAACTACAGGTGCTTTTAGGATTATAGCAACAATTAAAGATACAAATAAATCACAAGAAATGATTATAAACTAGGCTTGAAATTATACAAGCCTTTATTTTTTTGGAATAAATTAAATGGGAATAAGAGAAAGGGGAATGAGTGTTATGGGCAACAATCACATAGATTATTTATTAAGTTTACATATTTTAAATGAATTAAAGGAGAAAAATTTAATTACTGAGGAGGAATTTATTGCTATAGATAATGAAAATAAAAAGTCCTTCAAAGTGGCTGATAATCAATACTTTAACTTGATTATATGTTAAAGCAGATATAACATGAACGTACAAAAAGAATATAAAAATTAAAGAATTCTAAGGAGGATTTTTATGGCAGGTCAAGCAAAGAAAAAAGTAGTAGAAGTTATTCCAACCAAAGCTTATGAGCAAGCAAATGGTGAAGTTGTAGTTAAAAAGAAAAGGGTTTGTGCCTACTGTAGAGTTAGTACAAGCAATGAGGAGCAATTAGAGAGTTATGAAAACCAAGTAAGTTATTACACAAATTATATTCAAAGCAAATCTGAATGGAACTATGTTGATATTTACGCTGATGAAGGTATTTCAGGAACAGGAACTAAAAATAGAACTGAATTTTTAAGAATGATAAAGGATGCTAAAGAAGGAAAAATTGATTTAATTCTTACAAAGTCAATTTCAAGATTTGCACGTAATACAATGGATTTGCTCAAATATGTAAGGGAACTTAAAGAAAGAGGCGTTGCTGTATTATTTGAAAAAGAGAATATAAATACCTTAGAGAGTAGTGGTGAGGTTTTCCTTACCATATTTTCTTCCATAGCCCAAGATGAAAGTAGAAATATTTCTGAAAATTCAAGGTGGGGTATAGTAAAAGGCTTTAAAGATGGAAAAGTACTTTGTAATACAACTAGATTTCTAGGCTATGATAAAGATGAAAACGGAGAATTAATTATAAATGAAAAGGAAGCTGAGATTGTAAGAAGAATTTTCAATGAATATCTTGAAGGCAAGAGTTTTGTTGGTATTGCTAAAGGACTTGAAAAAGATAATATACTTACAGCGGCAGGAAATAAAAAGTGGTGGGATTCTACAGTTGCAGGAATATTAGCAAATGAAAAATATTGTGGAACATTATTGCAACAGAAAACTATAACTATAGACTTCCTTTCACATAAAAGAGTTAAAAATAAAGGAATTGATAAACAATATATGATAGAAGACAATCATGAACCAATAATATCAAAAGAAATATTCAATAAGGTCAAAGAGGAAAGAGAAAGAAGGTCAGTAAAAGTAGGAAATATGCCTGATGATAGAGTTAAGTATTCTAATAAATATCCATTCAGTAGCAAAGTAATATGTGGAGATTGTGGAAGTGTATTTAGAAGAAGAACTTGGAACAGCAATAATACTTCAAAGAAAAATGTATGGCAATGCAAAACATATATTCAAAAAGGAAAAGCAGTTTGTACAGCAAAATCAGTAGATGAGAAAGTTTTAGAAAATGCGTTTGTAGATGTATTTAATAAACTAAAAGAGGACAGTGAAGGCTTTGTTGAAACATTAGCTAAAAATATAGAAAAGATATTATTAAAAAGAGCTGAGAATACTGATTTGATAGAAACAGACAGAAGTATTCAAGAATTAAAAGAAGAGTTAAAAGGAATTATAAAGTTACAAACTAAAGGGCAAATGGATGAGGAAGTATATAATGAAGAGTATTCTAGAATTTCAAATGAACTAGAAAGCTTAAGACAGGATAAATCTAAGATTGAAACAGGGAACGAAAGTATAGAGCAATATAAAGAAAGAGTAGATGAAATAATAAAAGTTGTAAAAGAGCAGGAAGGTTTGCTCACAGAATTTGATGATAAAATATTTAATGCGTTGATTGATAGAATTGAAGTTCTTGAGTCAACGCATTTTGTTTTTGTATTGAGGAATGGGATGAGGATTGAAAAAATAATATAAAGTAAAGTGCTAAAATTGAGATATATGGTCAAGAATTAATTTAATATATTTAAAGAATGATACGTTGGCAGATGGAAGTGTATTTCTCAGCTAACGTATTTTTATATTATTAAATATAGAAAGATAAAAAATATGTAATTATATAGAAATTTGGTATTTTATGAATTATAATGAAGTATAAGCATAAAAATCTTAAGTAATTTAAATACGCTAATATATTACAGGATACTAAGGAAATTAGAAGAAACAGCATTTAATTCCATAGAAGAATCTGGAGGGTATGATGGAGAAATATATATATTTAGATTGGAATGTAATTAAGTATATAAAGAAGCCAAGAGAAAATAATTTAGAAAATGATATCTTGTTTAAAGAAATTGTGAATAGTCTTAGTAAAAAATATAGATTTCCATTTTGTGAAGCTCATTTAAAAGATTTAACAAATGGATACAATGAAGAGACAAAGAAATATGTAGACGATGATTTGAAATTTTTAAATCAATTATCGAATAAAAAAGCGATAGGAATTAATGATAAAGGTGGATTTAAAATAGTTGAACATGACTCGGAAATTTTATTTAAAGAAATTATATCTGAAAAAAATAAGGAATTAGATCTTACTAATATTAATGATCCTAATGGTACTTTTAAAGTTGATATGGATAAGATGGACAAAGATAATCCACTTTATGAGAAGTTAAAAGAGAATGATGGAGTGTATTCTCCTGAATTAATGAAATCATTTCATAAGGAATTATATGATAAAGTTTTTACAGAAATAGATCCCTATAAAGATTTTAGAAAATACATACCTAATGTTATTGAAGCAATTGATAAAAATGAAACTTTAACTATGAATAAACATCAAGAAAAAATTTACGAAAATATAAAACCGTTTATAAATACTATTAAAAATAATAATATTGAAACTTTTGAAGAAAATTTCTTGGAAATATTTAGAGAATTTATGTCAACAACAAGACATGATGTTGATAAAATGGAACTTGGTGAAAAAATTACGTTAGCCTATTCTCTACTAGATTTTCATCCGTATTTTAAAGAAAAAATAACAAAGAAAAATAAGTTAAGCAATATGGTAAGAGATTCAAAACATATATATTATGCTCACAAAGCTAAGTACTATGTTACTGAAGATGAAAGTACACAAGAAAAAACTCAGTTTATTTATAGGGTTTTTAATATTGATACAGCTGTTGTGGGAATAAATGAGTTTATAACAAAATTTTCATAATTAAATATTTTATTTGAATGAGGTGAAGAATTTGAAGGAAGATTTTTTTGACCAAGTATGGATGAAGGGGCTAATAATACTCGATACTTGTACATTAGATTTTATAGAACGTTGTGACATTTATAGAGCAAAAATGCTTATGGATATATTTCTATTACATAAAGAAAGTGTATATGTTCCCAATCATGTAAAGGAACATGAAATGAAAGCATATTTAGATTCTGGCAAGAAAAAAATACCTATGATTAAAAAAGTTGAAGAGTTGAAGAACTCAATTAGAGAGATATATAGTTCAAAGCATCTTGATGAAAAGAAAAAGAAACAAAAAATTATAAGTAAAATTGATAAGTTTATGGGTACAATAAGGGAACTTGAATTCAAAGGTATATCAAATGATTTTAAGAATCTGGCTCGTAAAGATATAAATAGCATTCTAAATTATTTAGAATCAGAAAAGTGTAAGAAGTATATTAAAGATTATGATGAATTTTTAGAGTCGGAAACAGTTAGAAATTTTTATGAAGTTATTATGAATAATGTATTTCCAGCGATTGATGCAGATTTAATTAAAGAGATAAAACTAGATGGAGATAGAAGACGTGAAAATAATTTACCACCAGGATGTGGTGATGCTAATAAAAGTGATAATACTTTTGGAGATTTAATAATTTGGAAAGAAATATTACTTAATGTAAAACGTATGGGAAAAAAGATAGCATTATTTATTACTGAGGATAAAAAGAAAAAAAGCAATTGGTTTAATGCAGATCAGACTGAAATGCATGAATATTTATATAATGAAGTAATAAATGATTATGGTTATGAGGCAATAAATATTTCGACTCTAGCAGTATTTGTTGAAGCAGTGGCAAAGTATGTAAATGAGGATATTGATGAACTAGTAAAGTATTTATATAAACAAAGTGTAAAAATTGAAGATGTGGTAACTGATTACTTGGAAAATCAAGCTAATGAATTGCTTGCTGAAAAGGCATGGGAATCTATATCAAATTATTATGATATAGATTATTCAGAACTAGAATCTGGACTAGATACAGAAATAGACTTGAATAATATCGAGTATGATATTGATGAAAGAGTTCAGGTGAAAACAGATGTGCATATTGAATTTAATGTAGATAATAATGTAAAGTATGGCGGTGATAATTGGACAAGTGAAGGCGATAATGTAAGTGCAAATTTAGTTGTAAGATTATCTATAGGAATATTAGAAGGGGAATATAGCGAAGAAATGTATTCTTTAGATGTGAATGATATAGATTGTGAAATAGATTCGTGTGAAATAGAAAGTTTTGAAGCACCATTTGGTATGGATGAATCAGATGAAGAGTGTCTTGATAATTCCGAGGACGAGATGGATGAGTGTGATGACATGGAAGAATATAATGAAGACGAAGATTATTTTGAATATGAATAATATAGGTATCAGATTATAATACAATATATAAGTCTACTTGTAACAACCAACTGAATGTGCTAAAAGAATATAACTATATAACAAGGTATTTTATATCTCTTTTAAGCACTCAAGGCATGCTGAAACTGTGGTTAAGCTAATTAAGCAATAATCTCATTCTTGAAATGTAGATTAATATAGAATAGGCGAATTGCCAACATTTTGCCGACGCTGAGATTAAAGCGTTGGCAATTTTGATATTATCTGATTTTCTAAGATAGAAACGGTATTTGAGGACATTGTTTTAGTAACATGAGAATAAACATCCATAGTGATTGAAGATTTGCTGTGACCAAGTCTTTCTTGAATATCTTTTATATTAGCTCCTGCTTCTAGTAGCATAGTAGCATGAGTATGTCTCAATGAGTGAAACTTAAATGGTATGTCTAGTTCATAATTTATAACACGACTTAAATATTTAATGCTATCTGTAGTTAGTAATTCACCATTTTCCTTCAAACAAATAAAATCATAATCATGTTTTATATAGTATTGGCCATAACGTAATTTATTTGCTTTTTGATCAGTATGAAATCTCTTTAAAAGAGAACATAAAGTGTCACCAATTTTTATGGTTCTATAGCTACTATTTGTTTTTGGTGGACCAAAAACCCACTGTTTAAATTCGTTTCTATATAATATTTTTTCAACTTTGATTGTTTTAGACACAAGATTTATGCAATCCCAAGTTAAAGACATAACTTCTGCAGCTCTCATTCCAGTGTGGAAACCTATTTGAAGTGGGATATGCATGTTACTGCCATAAGGGAATCTTTTTAATATAGTATTATACTGCTCGAGAGTTATAATTTTTAAATCTTCTAGATTATTAATTAATTTTTGATTGTACTTAGGCATTTTTACAAATGTCATTGGATTTTCTTTTATTAATTGATATGGATACACAGCATTTTTGAAAGCTCCACTTAAGACTCCATATAGATTGCTTAAATAGTTCTTACTAAATCCATTTCTATACTTTGTATTAATCAGTTCTTGTAATTTAGCAGGAGTAATTTTTTTAGGTGATATATACCTATTTGAGGCTTAATATGGTTTTGAATTAATTGTTTATAGCTAACTTGAGTGTTAGGTTTGCAATTAAGTAAAACATATTCTTTAAACCAATAGTCAAAATAGTCACTAACGCTAATATTACTTTCATCTATATAACTACCTGCATTTTCAAATTCAATGATTGCCTTTCTTAGCGATTCTAGTGCTTCTTTTTTGGTAGATCCTCCTGCACGTTCAATCTTTTTTCTTTTTCCATTCTCCTTTCCTACTTCAAAACTATAGTACCATTTGTTACCTTTTTTTCTAACGCTTCCTTCCATGTTTTAACACCTCCACGTTAGCTATTGTTTCGCAATTTGTTAATCAAGATGCACGTTTTAATTGTTATACAAAAACAATATATCATGAAAACTCAAAAAAGAGAGAAAAAGGTTATAACAAATGGTTACATCATGATATAGTTGGAATTTATTTTCCGTTTGAAGAGTATAAAAATAATATACTAGGCTTGTACACTAAATAGGGAAAATTTAAGCTACCAGTCCTAATTTGGAAATAACTGAATCTAAACCTATCCCGTTATCTGCACAGGCATGTGCAAAACTAACTATTTGTACCAAATAGTTGTTACGGAAGTAAGATATTGTATCTCCTAAAGTTTTTAATTTGGGTGTCTTAATATTTTTTACTCTGAAAATTTCTAGAAAAGTATATGTTAGAAATACCATACTCCAATATCTATTTATTGATTTTGAGGATTCGACTTGAAACTCATCAAAACCAAGAGATGATTTATGATATCTGTAGCTTACTTCAATATTCCAGCGTTTTCATAGTAAGATATTATAGTTTGATTATCTAATGATATATCCGTACTTATTAGAAAACAAGGATTATCAGATAAATCTTGTTTGCTCCAACTCATAAGTACAACTGCATTTTCGATGTCATTAAGTTTTCCCTCGTATCTATAAACATAATACTTATTGTTGCTAGCTGTAACAATGCTAGTTTCATTAGGCATAATGTGCTTTGAAAACTTATCAACACCAATTTTAATGCTAGTAGGATATATAACTCTATTAGATTTAATTTGTAACTTCTGCAAATTTAACTACATCAGGATTTAGAAAAAATGTTGAATATGGAGTATACATAAGCGATATAAATTTAGTTAATAAAATGATTGAAGATTTTAAGTTGATTTGTAATAGTGAGAGCGCAGGAAGAATAGATTATAATAATATTATACATATTGAAAATATATTAAAAAGTCTTCCAATATATCAAGATGTAAATCTAAAAAATATAATCAGTACAACGAAGTTGATAACATTTTAGATATAGATATTGAGTTAATAAAAAATAATTTAAATAGTTGGAAAAAAACTACTTTTGAGGTTGTTGAAATTATAAAAGAACAGGAGTTTTCGTTAACAGATATTTATGCTTATGAAAATTTATTCGAAAGATTTACAAAGCCTTAGCAATGAATGTAAAAGTTATATTGTAGACGAGTATCATGGTGGTAAAATAAATGTATTGCCTAATAAAAGGCGGCGATGCAGAATAATGACATCAAAAGTGTATTTGACACAGGCATATCGTATAGATCAAAGAATAAATAGCAAAATAGAACAGAGTGTTTTACTTCGTGAACTACCTAATAAAGCAATTTCAACATTAAGTAATACTCCTCTAAGTGACACTCGTAATGTGTATTTTATGGAGCACACTATAACAAAGATGATTGATTTAGAAGATGAAATTAATAAAGATATTGATACCATTGTAGATTTAAAAATAGAGTTTGTTTCAATTATTAAAAAAATTAGCAATCCAGAATAAACTGTGATGGCTTTTTGCAAGGAAATAAATATTAGGTTTAATTTATCCTAAAATTGTGTATAATATAATTATAGGAGGTGCTTGTATGCAAGTAAATATTAATAATTTAGTTTCTATATCTGAAGCTAATCAAAATTTCTCTAAAGTTGCAAGAATGGTAGATGAAAATGGTGCAGCAGTTATACTTAAAAATAATGTACCAAGATATGTTTTAATAGATTATAGTAAGTTTCAGCAAGATACTATTGCAGATGATGCTACAGTAGAAGAAGCGGCAAATAATATTTTAAGTAAACATCTAAAGGCATTTGAGGAGTTGGCTAAATGAAACAACTAAGCAAAGAACAAATGATGTATTTGCATTCTATGGCAATTAAAAAGACTGGTGGTTTAGATGGAATTAGAGATGAAGGATTATTGGATTCAGCTTTAAATTCTCCATTTCAGTCATTTGCAGGTGAAGAATTATATCCATCTATACAGTCTAAAGCTGCAAGATTAGGGTTTAGTATTATTAAGAATCATCCTTTCTTAGATGGAAATAAAAGAATTGGAATTTTGGCTATGATGGTATTTTTAGATATAAACGGAATTGAGATATCTTGTAGTGATGAAGATATAATAGATATTGGATTAGGAGTTGCATCAGGAAAGTATAATGCTGAATATATCACAGAATGGATTATTACTTTTAGTGATAGATAAATAAGGTATATCACTGAGTAATTTTAAAGAGTACCTAAAAGACATTAAAGACACTCTATAACCTATGATAATATTATAAAAGACTAAATAGAAAATAGATGAAGCCATTGCAGAAAAAAATGTGGTGGCTTTTTTTATACAACGGATTGGGTGAGTTATATGCCAAAGAAACCATTAAAACCATTTATGAAGGCATAGCAGTTATTGAAATAATAGATATAGGTAAAATGTATAGTTTTGAACTTTTAGATAGTAGCAATTTTGCAAGTATTGAAAAATTGGAGGTAAAGTGAAGTGTGAATATACAGTAATAATAAAATTGATTCAAAAGGAAGTATAATTTGAGAAAAAGTTTGAAAAATAGGTTCCAACAAGTATCCATAAAGAAATAAGAGTTATTTGGAGATTTAAGCAGAAGTTTCAGAGATGGGAACTTGTAATAAATGAAAAGAGATTTCTAGGCTATGATAAAAATCAATATGGAGATTTAGTTATAAATCAAAAAGAAGTAAAAGTAGTTAAAAGAATATTTCAAGATTATTTGAGTGGAATAGGAAGTTTTACAATAGCCAAAGAACTTGAAAAAGAAGGAATTCCTACAGTAGTAGGTGGAAAGTGGAATGGTACTACTATTCTAAAAATATTGAAGAATGAAAAATATAAATGAGATGCATTGCGTTAAAGGACTTATACAGTAGATTTTCTTACTAAGAAAAGAGTAGATAATAATGGTGAAGTTCCAAAATATTATGTTGAAGAAAGCCATCTAGTAATTATAGATAAAGTAATGTGGGAGGCAGTACAGCTTGAAATGGAAAGAAGGCGAGTATTTGCTGAAATTTATAGTGTATTTAAATTAGACTATGCTAAATTAGATAATCCTCTTGCAGGGAGAGTTATATGCTGATGCTGTAACAGTCTATTTGGAAGAAAAACATGGCATTCCACAAATGAAAATCTAAGAAGAAAAGTTTGGATGTGTAGTAATAGATATAAAGTAAAAGGGGAGAAAGGATGCAAAAATAAACATATTGATGATAAGGTTTTATATCAGACTTTTATAAATACTTTCAATGCCATTATTGAAAATAAGAATTATTTTATGGAGAAGTGGAAGGATGGTCTAAAGAGTGAGAATGTTTTAGTAAGGTATAGATCAAAGCAGTTTATAAAAGTTATTGAAAAGGTATAGTAAATAAAAGAATTTGATGTAAATTTATTTTTAAAGCTAATCGAGAAGATGACAGCTTTTGAAGGGGAAAAGATTATTGTAAACTTGCTTGATGGAACTGAGATAGAAGTTATAATTGAATAATATATTATGAGACTGGTTGTGGTAAATTTTATCATGGTCAGTCTTTTTTCTTTTTTGAATACAAAGAAGAAGATGATGCTATAATTAAAATATTATATGTATTTTGATTGTATAAAAGAAATGGGGGGCTGAAAATGTTTAAATTGGAAGAGTATATTGCAAAGAGAAAAAAGGAAGATAAAATTGATGAATTTGACTTTAAGAAACATTCAGAGAACATGGCAAGTATTATTAAGTATGTAACTGATTATTTTAATAATTATTTGAACTTAGAGGATTATGATTATGAAATGGTAAAAATTCAGCAAACAGTAGACAAGTTTAAAAATGGTATTCAAAAAAATTATCCGGAAACACATGAATATATAATCTCATATTATTTAGATAATAAAATACGATTGGATAAATATGTTGCTAAAGCATATGAAGACATGAAAGACAATGAGTTATTTTATAAAGAAGAAGATTATAGAAAGGTTGCTGAATATGTTATTGAAAAAAAGTTAAATATTCCTATGAATGAAATGTTACTTTCTAAGTTATCTATAATGGCTCGAGAATATAAACAAATTCAAAGTGAAGGTCCATCAATTTCAGAAATGAAGGAACTTGATAATTCAATAGTGGATTGGGTAAAGGGAGTATATAGAAACTATCATGTGAATTTATTGAATTATGCAAGTGAGGTTTCATATCATTATTACAAAACTTATGTGGCTACGGAATATGATAGAGAAACGGAGACTTTTTATCATATAAATAAGTATGACTATAGGTATCAAGAAAACCCATTTGATATTAATGACATTTACCATAGAAATGAGCATAGAGAGTTTATTAAAGATAATAAGGGTGAACTTGAAATGTTGATAATGTATTGTTGGTTGAATGATGAAATAAAAGATTTAGATTATTGGCCAGAATATGTTCAACTTTCTCTCGATTCAAATAGAGTAAAGTTATCAAAGAGAAAAAGTATGTTTATACCAGTCCAGATTGCTAATATTAATTATCCATCTGAAATAGTAGCAACAGGTAAATATATTGAAACTGTGAATGGATTAATTACGAAAGATCCAGGAGAAAACTACATATTAAGGATATCTTATGCAAAAAATAATGATGAAATATGGAAAGAGAAAAAGTCCTTAGAATCTTTAAGTGAAAATTTGCAAAGCAGCTTTAAGAGATATGGAGCACCTAGTCTTATAGAATTTCAATCTCCATATAAAACAGCAGGATATAGTAAGGAAGCTTTTTTTGATAATTACCAAACATTTGAGAAAGGTTTATTTAGATTTACTAAGACTAAAATAGCTATAATAAATGGAAATATAAAAGGAAGTAAAGGGAAAGAATTTTTATTTTCATCTATAGATGACATTCTTAAGTTACACAATAGCTGTAAAGAATTAAATTTAAGATTAAAATTATCAGTGGATTTTAACGATAGTAATAGAAAAAATATTTTGAAGGAAAAAATGAAAGAAACAATTAATGCTTTATCTTCAATAAGAAGTTTTATTGTGGGAATTCATCTTAATAATATTGATTCTTGGAATAATTATAGAAGAATATTTGATGAAGATAGTAGGCATGAATATATTAGCATTTATGATTATCCAACAGTTGGAGTTTTTATGCAAGGGTTAGCAACCATTGTACAGGATAGCAAAGCAAGATATTTAATTCCGGAGAAAATTGATAATAAAGAGAAACTCGAAGGATTAATAGATGGACTATACCGTGCAGGTTTTTGTTTTGAAAAAGGTGGCGATTTTGATGAAAAGTAGTGAAATAGATATATACAATGAAACAGAATTTCGCTCATGGGTCAAAAATATTAATGTTGCTTTAACTGAAAATAATTTTTGTAGCATGATCGAAGAACATAATCGTGAAATGGATAACAGAAAGGATATCACTAAGAAAGAGTATTTGAAAGATCTGCCTTCTGGAGTAAGATGGAGGATGGAAGGGAAAATTACACCATGCTTAGATGGAAGAAAAACAATTGTAATGAGTATAGATACCTCAGAAAAGATAAGAATTAAAGCTTATAAATTTATGAATGCTTTTATAAATTGCATATCTAAAATTGGTGGTAATGTATATGTTGATAAAATGGAAGATTATGACAATACTATGGCTACATTATTAGAGAGCAGATATAAATGTAAATTATATGAAAAGCAAGTTAAGTTAAGAAATAGGATAAAGACAGATAATAGAAAGATGAGTCCTTTATACGAGTTAGAGTATAATGGTGATTTCTGTTTTGAAGTTTTTGCTGAAGATAAAAATAAGAAATGGGAATCATTAATGGCCATAGAGATTCACAACTCAGGTGTTGGGGAAAGTAAATTGGCAGATTTGTTTTGGAGATTAAGAGATGATGCAATATCAAAAAAGACTATTATAGAACAAGAAAGAGCAAAGCAAGAAGAAGCGAGAAAAAAACAAATTAAACAATGGGAAGAAGATGAGATTCGTGAAGAACGAATACGTATGGAAAGAGAAGAATTGATAAAGAAAGAAAAAATCCAAGAAAAAATAAAGAATCATATGGATAATTGGGAATATATTAATAATATTTCCATGTACATCAATGATTTGCGTACTGTGTCAGGGGTAAGTGACGATGAAAGAAAGCTTATTTTAAATTATTGTGAATATGTTGAAAAACTCTATAGTAAATCAGATTTTTTCAAAGAAATTTTAGAGTTTTCACAAAAATTAGAAACGTAAGGTAAGGAATAGAAATGAAAATAATTATTGAAAATACAAGTTTGTTTGATAAAGAGTTAAATAATAAAATTCGTGAAAAATTAAAAGATACTGTCCACGAACTTGATAAAAACAAAAGATATAGGGTGGATTTGTCATTTTGTGAGGATTTGATTTTGTGTGAATTTGAAATAGATTCATATGAAATACCAGAAGAAGCATTGCGGCCATACCAAAGGGGAAAAGTGTTAAAAGGTAAAGAAAAAATGTATGAATTATTAACCTATCGGGTTGATTCTGCTACAAATATAGTTAAGGAATATGGAATAAACCTAGGAAGTTGTAATATTAATGGAACACCATTCATTAAATTAAATACAATAGAGTTAAGACTTGAGGAGGAAGAAGATACGGAGTTAGATAAGGGGAGTAAACGAAAAAAAGAAAATAAATTCACATGTAATATGATAATGCCAAGTTTTTCAGCATTTATTGAAAATCTCAAGAAGGCTTCCAAGTATATTGAACAGAGCAGAGAAACTGAATTAGAGAATGCATTTGATGATAAAAAAGAGTATGCTAAATATAAATCTCTTGTTGGCAAAGATGAGTTATATAAGGTATTAACTGATTTAAAAAAAGAATATGGTGATAGGTGGATGTATTCAAGAGAGTATAAATCAGAGTTGAAAGAGAAATTTACAAAGACAATAGAAATTAAAGCAGGAATTATTTGTGATGATATATTAAAAGAAAATATTTTAAAACCACTTGAATTAAAAACAGTATTAATATTTGAAATACCTGTTTACAAAATTACTAAAAAAATTAATGGAACAAATAAAAGTATTGGTCACATTAGGTTGTTAACAAATGGCAAAATAATTAGTGTTAAGTTTCAACCACATAGCAAATCATATGCAATTCCTGATGAAATTTTTAAAGAGTGCATTGTTAATGTCACATCTCAATCTAATAATAAAAAGTTATTTAATATAATAGAAGAACTTGTGAATAGAGTTGATGAAATTTGTCAGAGATTTAGATATGTACTTGAAAAGGATTTAATTCATAATGTATTAGGATATATGGATATAAAGAATATTTTAAAGAAAGCTAGAGAAGCATAAAGAAGAATTGCTAAGTTTAGGTGAGGTAATTTAAAGGATGAGCAAAGAGAAAGCATTGTTATGCAAAAAATAATCTAATTCAATATATGAAAGATTTTCTAAATTACATAATTACTCAAGATGAATATTATGAACTATCAGAGAGATGTTATGCAGAGTATGGAAATTTATTAGAAAAGTATTATTCTAATTTTAATGAAAAATTCATGGAAGTGGTTCCAGATGCCTGTTTATATTATATTGATGAGCCGGGATTAGATGATCACTATAAGAGAGAGTTATTTAGAAATGAAATTAGTAGCTTATATAAAGTTTTGAGTGAACTGTAATTAAATTACCTCTTGACTTCTTAGCAAATTTGAGTGATGAATACTCAAAAAGGAGTGATGAGGTAATGACAGATGAACAAAAAGAAAAAATTAAACAGATGCGCCAGCAAGGTATAGGGTACAAGCAGATAGCAAATGAAATTGGCTTATCAAGAGATTCGGTAAGAGGATATTGCAGAAAGCATGGGCTAGATGGATTTGGTAAATAGATAGCAATGCAGCATAAGATGTTAATGAAGGAAGAATTCGTATATATACTTTGTCTTCAATGTAGCAAAGAAATAAAGCAGAATGCGACAGGAAGAAAAAGAAAATACTGTTCTATGCAATGTAAGAGATTGTGGGATAAAACACATCGTAAAGCATTTGAGTTAAAGTGTTCATACTGCGGAAAAGAATTTAAGTCTTTAGATATTAAGCATCTTAAATATTGCAGCAGAGACTGCTATATTTAAGATGGGTTTTGGAGAAATGAAGATGCTAAGGAAATTGCCAATAAAATTCTAGAGTTTAAAAAGGTTAATAAAATACCTAAATGGCTTAAAGAATTATTGCTTAGAGATGATGAGGAATAGGCATAGTTGGGATATTTTGCAATATGCAAAACTAAAAAAGATAACAAGATGGGTATTGCAAATCGAGTATTTATCACTCATTGTTCTAGATTGGTGGTAATTTAATATAAAAATAATAAACTAAAATACAGATCAATTTATATTGTATTTACATTGATATTCTACACTCAAAAGAGGAAGGTGATAGATTTGAATAAGATTTTAGTTATAGATGACGATGATTATATCAGAGAGCTTATTTGTACAGTATTAAAAGATGAAGGATTTTCTGTAGCTGAGGCTGTAAATGGAAGGGATGCATTAGAAAAACTTGGAGAGGCAAAAATTGATTTTTGTGTACTTGATATTATGATGCCTCAAATGGATGGCTATGAATTTTGTAAGCAAGCACGCAGATATTATGAGGATATGCCAATTTTAATGTTGACCGCCAAAAGCGAGCTTTCCCAAAAAGTAAAGGGCTTTGAAATTGGTGCAGATGATTATTTAACAAAACCATTCGAGATTGATGAGTTACTTGTTAGAATAAAAGCCCTTTTGAGACGCTATAAAGTAGCTGCTTCACGGATTATTAATATTGGTAATTTAGTGATGGATAAAAGTAGTTATACAGTCATTAGTAATAATGAACAATTCGATATACCTATGAAGGAATTTGAACTCTTATTCATGCTTGGAAGTTATCCGGGTAAAACCCTTTCCCGTGACAGGCTCATAGAAGAGGTTTGGGGTCTTGATTTTGAAGGAAATGAACGAACACTTGACGTTCATATAAATCGTCTTAGAGAGAGGTTTCAGTCTGATATTTACAAGTTCAAAATTACTACTATTAGGGGTCTTGGTTACAGAGTGGAGGAAGTGAAGTGA